GCTTGGCCTTCCAGAGCCGGTGGAATGCGAAAGCGGCAATGGGTACCACCTCCTCTTCCCTATCGACTGGTCGGCGACCAAAGAGAATGCGGAAACGGTCAAAAACGTTCTGAAAGGGCTTGCCAAAGAATTCGATTCCGCCGAGTGCAAGATCGACGAGACGGTCTTTAACCCGGCGAGAATAACGAAGCTCTACGGCACCCTGGCGGGCAAAGGCGACGGCACTCCTGACAGACCTGCACGGATGTCCCGCATCGTGAGGATTCCGGAGGGGCTTAATGCTGGATAAACTAAAAGCCTTTGCCGACGAGCAGGCCAGGAGTAATGCCCCCCCGGCAAAGCCGGGCCGCTCCAAGTGGGACATCGAGGAATGGATACGGGAGCGCCAAATCCCGGTCACGGGCCGGGAGAAGCTGGATGGCGGCGTCAGGTACATCTATGTGGAGTGCCCAAATGACCCGAACCACAAGGATGCCGCAATTATTGTCTGGCCTGACGGAAAACTGGGCTTTAAGTGCTTTCACAATTCCTGCAGCGATCTTGATTGGCGGAAGTACCGTCAACACTACGAGCCGGACTGCTATTCCGGGCGGGACCCAACCTCAGACTTTGGGCCAGTGAACCTCGATTCCGTATTTGACGAGCTTGCATCGCTAGATGAAAAGGACAGGTTGTCCTTTTTCCGCTCGGGGATTCTCCCAGCAATCGTGGAACTGCCGCCCATCGAACAGGCCATATATACCAAGAAGTCCGCGAAGTTGCTTGATGTAAGCATGGCGGCGATTTCAAAAGAGATACGCCAGGAGTGCGGGGAGGATTTCGAAGAAAAGTCCCAGGCAGACGTGCTGACGGAAATAGCCTTGGCTAACCGGCTGTTCCATGACGACCTGAAAGAGCCGTATGCCTCGGTCGGGTTTGAAGGGCACGACAAAATCCTCAAGATTGGCTCCAGGGACTTCGCCCGGTACCTTGCCAGCGAGTATTACAAGCAAACCGGCAAAGCGCCTGCTAATGAGGCCATCAAGCAGGCCGCCAACGTCGCGGAGGCAAACGCGATCTTCGAAGGCCCTGAGTACAAGCTGGAGCTAAGGGTGGCGTCCCATGACGACGCGTTCTGGTACGACCTGGCGGATGACAAGAACAGAGCCATCAAGATTACCCCGCAGGGGTGGCAGGTGGTCACCAGGACGCCGATCATATTTCGCCGCCGGAACAATCAGGCACCGCAGGTCGACCCAGTTCCCGGCTCCGGCGACATCTGGCAGATGACGAGGTTTATCAACGCTTCCCAGGCGGACATCCAGTTAATCGCTGTTTATCTTGTCACCTGCCTGGTTCCCGGAATTCCCCACACTATGCCGATCTTTCACGGCGAAAAGGGAGCGGCAAAATCTACCACGATGCAGTTTCTGCGGCGGCTGGTGGACCCGGCCAACCGGGAACTGTTCGTCCTACCAAGGGACCAAAATGAACTAGCTCTGCAGTTGTACGGCAATTACATGCCCTGTTACGACAACCTGTCCGCCATGTCGCAGATGCAGTCTGATACCCTGTGCGGTGCGGCCACAGGCGGCGGTATATCAAAGCGGACCCTGTTCTCCAACGACGACGACACCATCCTCCGGTTCTTCTGCTGCCCGATGATGAACGGGATAAACGTCGTCGCCAATGCTCCCGACCTGCTGGACCGGTGCCTGCTGTTCGAACTGAAGCGTTTGGAACGGGAGCAACGGAAGGAACGGAAGGAGGTTTTCGCCGATTTTGAACAGGCTCGTCCGCGTATCTTCACCGGAATGCTCGATGCCCTATCTGGGGCAATGCGCTTATACCCGAGTGTTCGTCTGAGCGGCTTGCCGCGAATGGCCGATTTTGCCCGGTGGGGCTATGCTATTGCCGAAGTGATCGGGGTTGGCGGCGATACCTTCATAGACCTTTACCAGGCAAACCTGGGAAAAATCAATGACGCTGCCGTCGAGGCCGACCCAGTGGCAACCGTGATCGTTGAAATGATGAAGAATTCACCGTCCTTCGAGGGAACTATGCGGGAACTGCTGGAGAAGCTGAACGCCAGCTTGACGTTCTCTGAAACTCTATCGGTTAATTCACGGTCGCGGCTGTGGCCGAGGGGCGCCCACGCTCTTTCTAAGCATTTGACCCGTATAAAGTCGAACCTAATTGAACTCGGTATCAGTTTTGAAAAGTACACAGCTAATGGGGCACGTATTCGGATTATTTATAATGGCCAGATTGATGCTTCCGTTCCTTCCGTTGCTTCCGACGACTGGGATTTCCTGAGCTGAGGCACGGAAGCATGAAAAAGTGGTTCCTTCCGTTGCTTCCGTACCTGGCCCTTGAACGGCAAGGGTTTGGAAGCAACGGAAGCAACGGAAGGACAAAAACGGTCTTTTAA